ATCCATTAAATAATCCCTGATAATTAAGGCTGGGTTAGTAGAGTAAACAGTAGAGCTAGACACAGGATCAAAGACCTTTTTACCCTCAACCTCAAAACTGAAAGTAGGTATGGCAGTAAACTTTTCACTGTCATAAATACAATTAACATAAACAAAAGCAATACCTAACATTTTGTGATCTGTTGTCCAGTTACTACTTGGTATTTGTGCTACTGCATAGGCATTTGCTGCTGTTTGATCGCCTTTTTCAAATGCTAATTTAATTAGACTACCGCCAGTATAAGCATCAGTGTTATCAGCGTTAACAAAATCAGAATTAGTGCAACGAAAGACTGTGGTGCTGTTTTCAGTAGCTGAGGTAAAATCAGAACTTAAATCTAGTTCTACTGTGCCTTTACCACCATCTATAAAAACCTTTGTGATATTGTTTATTTCGTGTCCAGCGACAGCTATGACGTGGTGTAACACGTTCTGAGATGTCGAACCTGATTTACTGCTAACAGTTCTTTGGACAATAGTACCACCCACTCTGGTCTTACCATAGACTACATTTCTGGGCGCTACTGGGTTTGTGACTGCTGTTTTGATACCTAAGTTTCTTTGTGCGGTATCTTCAGAACCTTTACTTGTAATATAGCTAAGACCGAAATATAAAAAATTTTGTTGTACTGCGCCTATAAAAGTTGATACTACTTTTGTAAGTGGTACAGTACCTAAGACTAAACCTACAAGTGTAGAACCTGCTGCAAATCCAACTACAGCTTCAAAAAAATCTTTTAACTTTCCCATACTAGAATCGTCGTGAAGGTGGTCTATCTCCTGCTGCTCGACCTGTACCGCCCCCTGTCAAACCACCCCAGTTGATAGTTTGTTCTTGTATTTTTGGTACAAACTCTAAGCCTTTGTCGCCTGAATGTAGAAATTCTTGGGTCTCAGGAGTGAAGAATAAATCTTTAGGTCTGGTCAAATCTATTAACTGATTTTCACAAGACACTACTACAGCAAAACTATTGCCTTCTGTGACAGTCAAAGTATCTATTCTGCCTTTGAACAAAATAACTTTATCAACCTCTTGAGTAGTATCAGGATGGAAGAAAAACATATTCAGCGTGACTGGTCTGCTTTGGTAGTTTTCTGTGGCAGCATAGCCAATTATTTTGTTGTTAAGACCTGAAATCGTGATTGTTAGATTGGTTGATGACAGTTCTGCACTTTCTTCGAGATTGGAAATATTTAAAAACTCACCAGCACCAACATAGGTCAAGCCATCGCTACCAGTGAAATCGCCTGTACCTGTCCAGAGATTGACAGCACCAGAATCAAAAGCTAGATTTACTGCAAAAGCTATTTGTTGTTTGTCATTAGTTAATCTATTGGTTATGTCTGTTGGTATATCTCTACTAGCCATTTATCACCTCTATCGCTGTGAAAGATATGCCATATAAACTAGCTTGATTAACAGACCAATTAGCTTCGTTAGAAGCTAATCTGAACTGTCCTTTAGGAGTTGCAAACTTTACATAATGTCCGTTGGTAATATCTTGTCTCAGTTTCGGTTCTGTTCTCACACCATAGTTCGTACTAGTCACAGTTGCATCTTCCACAGCTAATAGATACTGCACAGGATCAGAGGTCGCTGAAGCTGCATTGTGTACCGCTAGATAGTCGCCTTTTTTGATTGTGCCTGTACCACTCGATAATCTGTTAAGTGATAGACCAGTTACACCTTTGACGTTTTGCTGTACCTTACAACTTGCTGTAGATGATTCATCAACTAAAGCACGATCTACCACGACAGCAGTATTAGAAGTTTTTGAGGTAATCTTGAATGTACCATTATTTTCATCATTAGTAGCGCCTGAAACTAAAATAAATGCACCTGCTAAAGCAGAAGTGAAAATACTGTTGGCTGCTGAGATTGTTTTGCTTGAGGCTGTAAATGATAAAGTTTCACTGGTATCTGATATCAAATTGTCAGTTGCTAAAAAGGTTTCGTTGTATGTGCCAGAGTTGCTAGTATGTGATGGATCACCGAGCAAAAAGGTATTCTTTACTCCTTGTAGTCTCGTTAAGAATGTGACCCACTCTACCGCATCTGATCTCTGCAAGGGCGGTAATGTCAGTTGTGCTGTCCAAAAAACCCCATCGTATTCTTGTGTTCTTTGTCTGTTGGTAAATACTGATCTTGAAGCTGCTATGTTTCTGTTCAAGGTGAAAGTTACAGAAGCAAAATTAGTGTTAGTTGGTATATCTATAATCATCGCATAGTTCTCCTAAAACTACCGCCTCTTTGCATAGCTTCTGCCACCGCATTTTTTGATGTTTCTGCAATATCAGGCAACATTTGTAGCACTTCGTTTCTGACTGTATCTTGCACACCTGTGGCAAAGTTCAGTGATTGATTAATAACAACACCACCTGATTGTCCTTGATGATGGTCTATAATGGTTTCGTTAGGGTGGAGTATAGCTGGGAAACCACCCTTACCATCTATACCCCCTGCTCTAGCTCCCATGCCAGTAAAACCACCGCCTTCACCATCAAATCCGAAAAGTGTACCAAGACCATCGAAAAAAGATGAAAAGAAACCCCTACCACTATCTCTATTTGATTTAAAACTTTCGAACATAGGTGTAATAAATTTTTGTCTGATTTCAAATCTTACTAAATCTGATAACAAAGAATCTATGAGGTCTTTGAAATCTAGTTTACCTGTTTTGACGAAATCTACTAAAGCATCTTCTGCTTTCTTAAAAGCATTAACTGCTGTATTTTCAAAATCTTTGGTTCTGGTTTGTGCATTTGTGAGCTGATCTTCATAAACATCTAACGGACTTTGTAAGTCTGTAATACCAGTTTCAATACCAGTAAATAAAGCTTTGTAAGAATCAACTAGGTTTGTAACTTCTTCGTTATTTTCACCTAGTATCTTGACTAATCTTTTTTGTAAGTCATCTGCAAAACCCCTTACAGCATCACCACCAGACACATTTGAATCTGCGAACTTTTGCATAGCTTCATCTGCATCAACAATTCTATGACTTGCTACAAACATTTTGGTAGCTAATTTAGCCATCTCACCTACGTTACCAAGCGCTGCATGAGCCATAAATGCCAAAGCATTACCAGCGGATTCTGCTCTGGTTGCCATGTTTGTTAAGTTAGCCTCAAGACCTACTAAACGTATTCTGAACTGATGGAAGCTATCTAGTATGTCGGCAATGCTTCTAAGAAAAGCATCAAACATATTTAACACTTTGTCTCTTATGTTCTCACCAAACTTCATAACACCAGCATCACCAGCTACAGTCGCGGCTGTCAATTCTTTGAAAGCTGTAGCTAGATGTTGCAAGATGGGTAAAAAAGCTATGGATATTGCTGCTGTAGCAGTTTTAAATTGCCTGTTTATAAAAGCTAAGGTGTCGTTAAATTTTTCTGACTGCCTTATGCCTTTTTCACTTAGTATCAAACCATAGTCCTTTGCTTTGTCTATGAAAGCATCGAACGAAGCACCGCCATTATCCAAAATATCTACTATTTGAATACCAGCACGACCAAATAAGTTCGCTGCTACTGTGGCTTTCTCTGATTGTGATTGCAAACCTGCCATACCATCTGATACTTCTCTGAGCAAGACATCCATACTCTTAGTAGCACCATTAGCATCTGTAATTGAAACTCCCAAGTCTTTAAAAATATCAGCTTGAGTTTTTAATCCTCTTTGCGCATCACCAACAGATCGTGTAAATTTTTCTAAGGATTTGTTGGCTATCTCAACAGAAGATCCTGATTCAACTGCTGCTATTTGAAAAGCTTGTACTGTATCTGTGGCTATACCTGTTCTAGTCGAGACTTTGCCGATAGCGTCTGCAAACTCAAAAGAACTTCGTGCTATAGCTGCAACTGCGACTGAGGCTGCTGTTAGAGCTACTGCTGCTGTTGCTACACCCTTAGTCAAACCACCGACAACTTTACTTGCGCCACCTGCTGCTTTGCCTAAGCTCTTAAATGTGCCACTGGCTTTATCTTTTGCAGAGATTAGAATTTTGTAACTTTGACTAGCCATTTTTTTGTCTTTCTGCTTTTATTCTAAAGTAAGCTGTCCATAATTGGTATTCTTCTATAGACATTTGCTGTATCTCATGCAGAGACTTGCCTAGCAATTCAGCTAGTTGAAATTGGTTGTAGAGGTTGTGATCGTCTGTTAACTTTTTTTTACTTCTTCTTCTGGCTGCTCTGCCATGATTTCGTTAGATACTCTGATTAGGACATTGCGATCTACTTTGGTAAGCAGTGTTTGTTTATCTTCTAGAGAAAAGATTTGATCGCCATTGGCATCTAGTGCTTTATATATTAAGACATAAGCTAACATAGTCATCTCATTGTCTTTCGCCATAGCATAAAGCTTTGAGGTTTCTTGCAGCGTAAGGGGTTTTGCGTAGATTTCTAGGGGTGCATTATCGTCACCCCACTCAGGTACAAGTATTTTTTTGACATCAAGACTGTCAAAATGCGCTTTAGCTCGTTCTATTGCTTTCAATACTATGCAGTGCCGATAGTTAATGCGCCAGTACCTTGTACTGTGAATGACCTTTCTACTAAACCATCAAAGCTCTGTGATTGTGATATCCCTGTCACGATCCCTGATCCTGATAGTTGGTATGCACCTGAACCACTGCCTTCTGGTTGGAACAAAAACGCTAGACTACTTCCGATTGTCATAGCGGTTTGTGCTGTATCTGTGTCATCGAAGAGCGCATCAATAGACGCTGTAAATGTATTTAGAGTAGGTACAAAGCTTCTTGAAGTATCGCCCATCGCCGTATCTTCTACTGTGTCACCTGTTTGATCGACAGTGAAAGATCTGATTTCGCCAATAGCGTTACCACCTGCTTTTACCACACCTGCTGAACCTGAAAAAGTTGCCATAATTAAATACTTCCTTCTGTATGATGATAAGTTATTTGAAATGTCATTACAACAATTCCTAACGGATTATCACCTTCTCCGTTATATGATATATCTGTGTTGACTAAAAAGCTATCTAAAGCTAAATCATTTATCAATCTATCTGTAAACAAAGCTTCTTCCACTTCCTCACAAATGGTATCTATTGTATCGTCAAAGTTGGTGTTTGCTTTGACGTAACCCTCAACGACCAAAGATAAAACTTTTTCTATTGTTCTAGGCGGATTCATTATCAAAGGCTCTGAGGTCTCTTCTCTGGTGTATATCAACAAACATGGTAGTTTGGTATTCTCTATGGGATAAACTCTGCTCTGAAAGACATTAGAGCCTGTGGTAGTCAAACCTGTTAGTGTACTAGCTACCCTTTCCCTAATAGATTGTCTTTTGTGTGCCATCAGTCTTTATCTTTAGTATGTGAAGCGCCAAAGTAGAAAGATATGATTGCACTAGCCAAACCACCTAAGTAACCAAGCACAAGGTTGATAAGAGCCTCGGAGTTCTGTTCTGGTGGCTGTAAAGTGACTAAAAAGATATATCCTAAGAAGCCGCAGATTACCAATAAACCCATAAACTTGGATGTCCAATCAGAGGCAAAGGTCTTTCTGGCGTTCTGTACGTCCTGAGTTTCTAGTTTAAAAACATCGACATCAAGCTCTTTCATCTTAACTTCGAAGTCTTTCTCGACCTTTTTGAGTTCTAGTAACTGTTCTGGTGTGGCTTGTTGTATGGCTTTCTCTACTGCTTTTTGATTGTTCGGCACACCTAGCTTCTCTGCTATCATGCTGACTGCTGCCCCACCTAGGGGTGAGCCGAGTGCCGATCCTAACGCTGGAGCTATTGTGCTAATGAGATTTTTAAGCATATTAATCCTGTAATATTAAGGTTGTTGTGCCTGTACCATCAGGCTGTATGTTGACTATGTTGTAAGTTATACCATCTATAGCTATGGTATCTGCTGTGTCTATATTTGTAACGTCTGAAGATCTGCAAGTTACGACTGGTTGTGTGCCATCAACGTCAACTGATTCACCTGCTATAGCAAAATATTCTTTGTTAATTATGACACTAATAGTCGAAGCAGAACCATTGATAGTAACAGTAGCATTTGAGCCATGAGTTTCTGTGTCGAAAAAATTCAACAAATCTTGTGCTGTCTCTAGCGCCATTATCTAGTTTTCAAATCTTTAGCTGCTTTATCGGATTTGGCTCTGCTTTTACCTTTTACTTCTTCGACACCTGCTGCCTGTAAACCTTCATAATCTTTTGGATTACATTCAAACAGATCTCCAGCATCGTACCAGTTTCCGTTGTAATATACTTTTCTTGTAGCT